TCGTCGCCAAAATAAAACTGGTACTGAAGTGACCGGTTATGACTTTGTAATTAACGTGGAGAAATCAAGGTTTGTTAAAGAAAAATCTAAAGTGCCTATTCAAGTTTCTTGGGACGGTGGTATTGAGTCTCATTCAGGTTTGCTTGATATCGCTCTTGATGGTGGCTATGTTGCTAAACCTAGTAACGGTTGGTATTGCCGCGTTGATCGTAGTACCGGTGAATTGGTGCAACCAAAGGTTAGAGAAAAGGAAACTCTAACACCAGAGTTCTGGGAACCTATCTTTAAAGATACTGATTTTAAAACATATATAACTGAGAAATATCAAATTGGTGCTAAACAATCTAATGAAAAAAACCGTTTACAAGAGGACGAACATGAGTTATAATAGTATATCTGAAAGCGATTATGGATATGTTGAAAATCCAGAATCTGATTTGTATGGCGTCAAGTTAAGTTCTGGTAAATGGAAAAACGTTGTTGTAATATATGGCAAAGTTTCTATTAAAGAAAGTGTTGAAACTGGATATGCTACGTTATCGTTTACGTATCAAATTAAAGATTCAACTAACTCATATCAGATTGACGAACTCGAATCGAGTGAAGAGTTTAAGAATTACTTAGGTGATATCCTATCTCATATTATAAACAGCAAAGAGGAAGCAAATGAAAACACGATTGATTCAAGCATTGATTAAGAATGCTGAAGGCAATATTGCCAAGCATAAGTTAAACGTTGAAGTGTTTCTTAATAATCCATCTGGTGTAGCTGAGCATTCAGACTATATTGAAACGATTCAAAATGAGATCGATAAAGTTTCTCATTATGAAGACCAGATTGAAACTATTAACAAACACTTTGGATAATAACTAATTGAAAAATGAAATACCAACACATATACTTAACCACTTACTTAATAACGAAGACTTTTGTCGGAGGGTAGTACCATATCTTAAGAAAGAATATTTTGAAGGCGAGCATACGATTGTATTTGATTTAATTACAGACTTTGTTCGTGATCATAATAAGTTACCTACGAGTAGAGTGTTGGAGATTGAAATCAAAAAGGTTTCAGCTCCTGATGAAACACTTACTCGAGCTTATGACTTAATTCAAGAAATCACAGTTAAGTCTGATATCGATACAGATTATCTCATAACTGAATCAGAGAAATGGTGTCGTGATAAAGCAATCTATGGTGCCATCATGAACTCTATTCAGATTATTGATGGTAAGAACCAAGAGATGACTGAAGGTGCTATCCCAGAAATTCTACAAGAAGCTCTGGGTGTGTCCTTCGATCAAGCTATTGGTCATGATTATATCAATGATGCTGATTCACGATTTGATTTCTATAACAATGAAGAAGAAAAGATACCATTTGATCTTGATCTGTTTAACAAGATGACAAAGGGTGGTTTACCTAATAAGACTTTGAATATAGCGCTAGCAGGTACAGGCGTTGGTAAGTCTCTATTCATGTGTCATATGGGTGCCAATGCAATATCTGAAGGTAAGAACGTATTGTATATCACAATGGAAATGGCAGAAGAACGTATCGCAGAACGTATCGATGCTAACTTAATGGATATACCTATCCAACAATTAAGTGAATTACCTAAGAATGTATTTGATGAAAAGATCAAAAAGATTGCAAAGGGTTCCATTGGTAAACTAATCGTTAAACAATATCCAACAGGTGCTGCTCATGTCGGTCACTTTAGAGCTCTACTCAATGAGTTAAAGCTTAAAAAGAACTTCACACCCGATATGATCTTCATTGATTATTTAAACATATGTTCATCTGCAAGAGTTAAGAATACTTCAGCCAATAGTTATACCATTATCAAATCTATTGCTGAAGAATTACGTGGCCTTGCAGTAGAGTTTGATTTGCCTATTATGAGTGCAACACAAACAACAAGATCCGGCTTTGGTAATACCGATGTTGGTCTTGAAGATACTTCTGAATCATTTGGTTTGCCAGCAACGGCCGATCTTATGTTTGCTCTTATCTCCACTGAAGAGCTTGAAGGGCTTAATCAGATCATGGTGAAACAATTAAAGAATCGCTATAATGATCCGACTAAGTATAAACGTTTTGTAGTCGGTATTGATCGGGCTAAGATGAAGCTATATGATGTAGAAGAATCAGCTCAAGATAATATCATGCAAGACATGGCTATTCCAGACAAGCCAATTAATAGTTTTGGAAACAATGAAAAGTCAGATTTTAGTGGCTTCACAATTTAGGATATATAATAATATGAAAAAGACCTTAGCAACATTAGCATTAGTAGCAACTGCATCAGTACAAGCTGGTCCATACGCTAAATACATTCACGTATTAGATTACACTGATAGTGAGAAAGATGACAGCACTGAACATCTTCGACTTGGTTATGAGACTGAAGGAAGCTTCTACGCTGAAGCTGGTGTAATTACGAATCATCTCGATCGAGGTGTAGCAGCTGAATTCGGTTATGTTTATGAGTTGGTTGAAGGGTTTACCTTTGATCTTAATTGGGAAGGTGTTAAGCGTGACAATAGTAATGATGTCATGAACGAAGATGGTGTTATTGAACATGTTGGTAGCAACAAGTTAATTCATCAATTTGAAGCAGAAATTAAGTTTAACTTTTAAAGGAGAATATTATGAATTGGTTAAAATCAAGATTAAAAGAACGATCAACAATGGATGGTGCAGCAATCGTAGCAGCGTGTGGTGCTGTTATTTTATTTGGTGATCTAGCACAACTATTCGCTATGGCGGGTGTAGTGTATGGTCTATTAACAATCTTTACACCGGAAGACTAATATGAAAGTAAATCTAGTTTCTTATTCACGAGTACCTGATGACAGTGAACTACCAGATGATATGCTACAGCTCGTAGCGTATTGTGCACGAGTATCGAATCCTAGTAATCAAAACAATACTGAGACTTCGGAGAAGCTAGTTAAGTATCTCATTAAGCATAAGCATTGGTCACCTTTAGAGATGGTCAATGTTTGCTTAGAGATCGATACTACTCGCGATATTGCACGACAGTTATTACGTCATAGATCATTCACATTCCAAGAATTCTCTCAGCGATATGCTAATCCTGATGAAGGGTTTGATAATATGTTTGAGAAACGTGAAGCCAGAATGCAAGATGAAAAGAATCGTCAAAACTCGGTAGCAGTTGATGATTTAAAAATCGAAACAGAATGGTTTCGTATTCAAAGCAGAGTTGAGTGGATGTGTAAGAAACAATATCAAGCAGCTATCAAGCTTGGCATTGCAAAGGAACAGGCAAGAGCATTACTTCCTGAAGGTCTTACAAAGTCTCGTCTATATGTGAATGGTACGTTACGTTCATGGTTACATTATATTGACTTACGTTCGTCAAATGGAACACAGCTTGAGCATTGTGAGATTGCAAAGGCTTGTGGAGAAGTTATATATAAACTATTCCCCATGGAAGAGGATTAACTAATGAACGACCACGATGATTTATTCTTTTATTTAGCGATAGCAATCGTGGTCGTTTATATGATAGTCTATTAGTATTACGCCCTCTTAGCTCATATGGTAGAGCAACTGACTTGTAATCAGTAGGTGATCCGTTCGATTCGGATAGAGGGCTCCATTATTGCGGGTGTTGTGTAATGGTAAGACCTTAGGTTTCCAACCTAAAGATAGGGGTTCGATTCCCCTTTCCCGCTCCAATTATTCCGGAGTAGCTCAGTGGTAGAGCAGCTGACTGTTAATCAGCCTGTCGTTGGTTCGATCCCAACCTTCGGAGCCAATATATGACCTTGGACCGTTATATCAGAATGACTTCGCTGTAAAGACAGTCACATATCTATATAACCAAAAGTTATAACCCTTATAACGAAATAATCTAAATAAAAGTGAAATAAACCTTTACATCTGCCTGTAGCTATGATATAATTATCTTATAAATTAAACAAGGGATATAAAAGATGAATAACGTTTATAGAGTTTTGAATAGAGATGTTAGCATTCGAATCAATCGAGATAACACTCCACCTGAGCGTTTTGAAGTTACCATCAACAACAAGATCTTTACTTACGGTTACTTACCAGATGCTGTTGATAGAGTTAGAGAAGCCGCACCAGAGTTGATCGCTTCAAACTTAAAAGACATTATCAAAGAAAAGATCTGGTTCTAATAACCAAAAGTTATAACCCTTATAACGAAATAATCTAAATAAAAGTGAAAAAAAGGTATACATTATCATTTACATATGATATAATATACTTATAAATTAATCAAACAGGAAATACTATATTATGAAATTATCTGCGAATATGATCAAAGCAATCAATTCAATCAATTCATTAGAAGAAATGAATAGTACTATTGAACTGATTAAGTTAAAGCATAAATCACTTAAAACTGAAATTCGTGCTAAAACTAGATGTTCTATTAAAGTTGGTTCTAAAGTTATCGTAGAGTCACGTGATGGCGACATTAAAGGTGTGATTGTTAAAATCAATCGTACTAAAGCTATTGTTGATATGAAAGGTTCTAATTGGAACGTTCCACTTACTATGATCAAAGCTGCTTAATCGCAGCTTCACCCTCCTTCTATTAATTATTGAGAAACGACTATATGAATTCATTCCAACTTGTTAAAAACACTCTTAATGATATTGCTACAGAAGATGCTGTTGCTCTTGAAGAAAGACTTAATACATATCGTAAGCTTATTAAGCGTTACGCTACTGATGAGCAAATAGAATCTTATGACAAAGCTTTAGGCTTTGGCTGGTATTTAACTTTTGCTGATAATGATTCTATTGAATTGGAAAAGCTAGGTCTTAAAAGTACTCTTGTTATATATCGTGATGGTTCATCTTCACGTGAACGTCGTCTAATATCAAACGTATAGGAATATCATTATGAGAAATGAAAGCGGTGAAGTAAGTAAGTCTATGCAAAAGAAATTGACTGCATTATATGATCTTGTCAAAGCCGATCCTGACAAATATAAAACAAAAGCAAGCCCTCCCAAGAAACTGTCTCTTCAAGAAATTCAAGCCATTAGAGACAAATACGCTAAATTTGAACAATAAGGAATATCATTATGAATAAACGTAAATCAAAATCATATCAATTCACTGCTGATGTTAACGATATCAACTCAATGTTTAGAATCCACGAGTTACGTAACCACATTAAGAGCGTCAATCAATTATCCAGAGACTCAGTTGAGGGTCGTGGAATGGAATACAGAGTTGAAGTTCGTGGACGTCTAGGTAAAAACAACCCTGCGTACGAAGCATCATATAAGAATACTCGTAATGGCACAAGCTATATTCGTCTTGAAGACGCAACTCGATTGGATGTATACATATATGAAAGATACCAAGCCTAATTTAGAAGATCGTAAAGCAAAAGCTTCTGGTGGCACTTGGAGGGATCACGTGTTAGTTAAGTGTTCACGCTGCAAAGGCCTTATGGGTCATCATATAGTATCAGATGATGCCGTGTGTGTAGGCTGTGAAATTAAAAAGCGATGTGACTGCGGTGAACCACTAACTCAAGAGCATTATGCTCATATGGCTAAAGGATATTAAAATGGATAAATTAGTATTATTACATAACGCATTACAAACACCTGATGGTACAATTATAGAGTCTCGTCACCGTCATGACTATAAAGAATATACTGATGCCAATGGCAAGACTTATATGATTGATGGCGGTTTGGATTATATGAGATGTTCTGCTCATGGTGATGAGAATCATATGTGTGTCTGGGATGATGATCCATATGATAAAATACGAGAAGCTGTAAATTGGGGTACCTTTGGTATCAATGGTGATCAACCATTAAGCTATGTAAAGTTATGTGATATGGACACTGCTCATATTCAAGCATGCTTAGATACTATACGTACAATATATCCACAAATTAGAAAAGTCTTTGAAACTGAAATCGAATACAGAAAAGAGAAATCAAATGAAAGTTAAAATCGGTAATTATCCAACTTGGCGTTGGTATCATAACTATTTGCATGATTGGTTTGATTATGCTCCTACTCCAAAGGTTAAAGT